AAACGTATCCCTTACCATATCCAATCTTTTCAATAGATGTGACTTTGTTTTCATCGCAAACCGTCTTCCAGATCAGTTTTTCAAGCCAATCGGCGGTGTCGATAACGACCGTTTTATACTCGTGTGACTGATTGATCAGCATGTCCATATAGCCGAAAAATTCATCAAGGGTTTTTGCTACCGGAAAATGCGGAACATCGATAGCCACCAGACCGTCTTCGGTCTGGATGAATATCGGAGCCGGTGCGCCTGCTGCCCAAGTCGATTTACCGATTCCGTGAATCCCATGCAGAACGATCCGGGGCGGCTTACTTTGTCGTGTGGTTTTGATCAGGTCTTGGAGGTTCATTTGATCACCTCCACTTTAACACTGGTTTTTGCCGGTTTGCTGGTCACGCAGAGTGCGATTGTCGGATCAGCCAATGATGCGACCTTGTAGGCAGCTAAGTTGATTGTAGGCTTAAAATCGACAAATTGCAGTGCTTTCGGAAGAGCCAAAGAAACGTATTTGTCATAATCGAGCGTCCGGGTGAGTTTAGTGGTTACGGCGACCTTATAATTTTCTACCTCCTTTGTCGTCGTGCCTTCGAGTTTCAAGGTTCCCATCTCTTTAATGATGGCCTCTTCCGCTGCGATGCGTCCTTCACGCGCCGCGTCCTCAATGCTTTTTGCTATGAGGAAATTTTGCAATAAATCTTTCATGTTACCTCCTTTGAGAAATCCCGATACAGTCCAATTTGTATCTTCGTTTCTGTATTTGGCTACGCTTATAAAATAAATTATTTTTCTTGTCAATCTTTTTTTTCTTTTTTTATTGATATTTTTTTATTTTGTGGTATTGTGCAAAAAAACAATAAAGGAAACGGCATGCGAACAGCAACAGAAGCGCAGATTCAACGGGGAGTCTTGGACTATCTTGAACTCCTGTCAAGAAAAAAACCGATCTATTATTTCCGGTCCGCCGCTGGAATGGTGCGAACAGAGCAGGGGAGGATTTTTAAGACAGGACGGCCCGGAACTCCCGACATTTCAGTGTGTTTTGATGGTTTGTTCATTGGGCTGGAGATAAAAACAACTACCGGACGGCAATCAGCATTGCAGAAAAAAGCGCAAGCAGAAATAGAAGCCGCCGGGGGGAAATATTACATTATCAGATGCTTGGAGGACGTTTGGAAAATTTTGAGTTAAGACAATACCAGAAAGAAGCTCTGGATAAATTAGATCAGGAATTAAAGGTCAAGCAGAATGTTTTGTTTGTCGCGGCGACGGGCGCGGGAAAAACAGTTACGATCTGCCGGATGATCAATACATATTACAAAGAGACTGACCGGCGTTTCTTAATTCTGGTAAACAAACAGGAATTGATCATGCAGTTTCATGCCGACCTGATGAGAAAAACCAGCATTCCAGAGCGGGAATTGACTATCTGTTGCGCTGGATTAAAATCAAAATATATCGATGGACGCGTTACGATTGCCACTGTTCAATCGTTTGTCGGCATGATGGATAGTTACCCTGGGGCTGATTTGGTCGTTCTGGATGAAGTCCACGGCGTTACTGTTGACGGTGAATATGGGAAGGTTTTAGATTATCTAAAATCGAAAAAACCATATATGCGCATACTAGGATGTACGGCCACTCCATACCGATTAGGTCATGGAATGATCTACGGTTCGGCCTGCATCGCACCGGAAAAAAACCTGTTTGACAGCATATCGCATCGGATAACCTATCAGCAACTACGCGATGGTGGTTATCTGGTTCCGTTGCATGGCAAAGTTGCTCACGCTGATAGTTTAACCAGAGATCTGTCGATGGTTTCAGTATCGGGTGATTATGTTTTAAACCAACTCGGTGAGATTATGTGCCGGGAAGTTCATTTGTCAACAGGACGGGAAGCAATACAGGAATATTGTAAGGAATTTAAACGTGTATGCGTTTTTTGTTGTACCATAGATCATGCTGAAAAGCTGAAAAAATTAATTAATGAAGACGAGCCTTGCGTGACTGTTCATAGTCAATTAACGCAAATTGAGCGTGTCGCGGCCCTGAATGCCTGGAAGTCCGGTGATGCCAGAATTTGCACCAGCGTCAATATCCTTGCAGAGGGATTTGACTACCCGGCCCTGGATTGTCTGGTATTCGCCAGGCCCACCCTGAGCGCCCGCCTGTTCGTTCAGGCCATTGGAAGGGTATTGCGCACAAGCCCCGGCAAAGAAAATGGCTTCCTGCTTGACCTGACGGATAATACGGCCAGATTCGGAACTGATATAGATAAAATCAAAGCTGATATTCCGAAACGTGTTATTGAGGGCAAGGAAAAACAAGACGCAATCTGGAAATTTTGCCCGCAGTGCGCATCCGAGTGTCACCAGGCATTGCGTAAATGCGACACCTGCGGCTACGAGTGGCCAGCCCCGGAAATAGTCGAAGCGGCGTTTGTGCCTGATATGAAGGACGTTTCGTTTGAACCTGATCCGCCGGTAGTTGTCCGGCCCGCTGAAATCTATATGACAATCCATACATCGAAAACAGGGAAACAACTTGGTAAATGCTCGTTTATCTGCAATCGTTTCCGGTTTTTGTCTGTCTGGTTTTGTATGACCGATTATTATTCCGGTTATGCGGTGTCAGCGGGGGCAAAGCGCTGGAAGGAAATGGGCGGGCTTGATCCGTATCCGACATCGTGCGAAGAATTCGAGCGCCGGGCGGTCAATGAGTTTGTATTACCTTGTGAGTTGGTCATTGATGACAACGGTGATTACCCGGAAGTTAAAAAAATCATACAGCATAAAGACACCGGAATCGGGCTTGAAGGTGAAGACGTCCCGTTGTTTGAGGACGATTGCCCGTTTTAATGTGAAAAATAAATCAACAAGGAGAATATATGGAAAACGAAAAACAATGGTACACGACAAAGGAGGCGGCGGAGGCGATTGAGGTATCACAGAGCTGGATTATCAAAATGATCCAGGAAGGTAAAATACCGTTTGTGTGGTTCGGCGGCCGGAGAAAAATAAAGGCGGAAACAGTCGAGGAATTACGCACAAATGGGAGTAAATAAAAATGAAAATATCTCTATTCCGTGGTGGTTTTGCTACTCTTTACAGCTCAGAAACGATTGAAACATGGGATGAATTTTGCGATTTAGTCGCCAAACCGGTTATTGGAATTAAAAATGGCGATTATTTTGTGCGTGGATACTGCGCCGGGCCGCGGTGTGATGCGTCGATTACACATCCGGAAATGATAATCATCGATGGCGATCAACTCGAAAATGACGGCTCATCTTGTTGCCCTCCGCAGCCCGTCCATGCCGCAATGGTCAATGCCGGAATAACTCATGTCATTTACACCTCATATAGCAATGACGTTATAAACAGCAGGCATAAGTGGCGATTATGTATTCCCTGCAATGATTTGACAGACGCCGGAGATTTACGCCAAGGAGTAAACGAAATAATAGGATATTTACACCGTTCCGGCCTGCGTGTGCGTAACGTTGTTGAAAACATGACATTATCACAGCCCTGGTTTACGCCAAGAGTGCCCGCTGTATCTGTTGATGATTTTTACGCCCGATGGCATGATGGAAAAACATATCAACTCGGCACATTTCCCCAGAATGGAGTCGAAATCACAGAAAAAACACCAGCCTCATCGGCGTTGGGTCAATTCTCGTGGGATTATGTGTTTGATCAATTTCAATCCGGCACGATACACCAGGGCATTAAGGCCGCGTCCGGATGGCTCGTGCGAACGACTGATTGGGCAGATTCTCAAATCATTGAACACGTTACATCATTAGTTGAGCGGATGTGTCCCGATTTAGTAAAAGTCGAGCGAGCAAAAAAAGGAGAAATCAAGAAACTTGTCGAATTTTGTCGCAAAAAGTCCGGCACAATATTTATTGAGAATGATACCACATGGAAATCTTGCGTCATTACTGCCGAACAATTACGCGATAAGGATTTCCCGCCCATTCGGTGGGCGGTTGATGGATTGATACCAGAGGGTTTGACCGTGATTGCCGGAGATCCTAAATCAGGTAAATCATTATTAGCTGTTGATATTTGTTCGGCGATTGCTACCGGCACGGAATGCCTGGGGCATATGTCATGCGTTGAAGGTGGGTCTATTTACATTTCAATGGAAGACCCGGAGCGCCGCGTTAAAGAACGTATTCAACAGCAATGTAATTTGTGGCCTGAAAAATTTGTCCTGGTAACAGGCGGCATAAATCCGGCGTTGGAGGCGTTTTCCAAAACAGTAGATGAAATGTTCATGCTTTACCCGGCGACGCGTGCAATCATCGTTGATACAATGAATTTCATTATCCCCGAAAAACCTCAGTCAATATCAGATTATAATCATTATTATTCAGTTTTGACACCCCTTCAGAAGTGGGCGATTACAAATCACATTGCCCTGATTATGATCACCCATAAGTCAAAAGCTACTCCGGGAAGCGGCGATAATCCTTTTTCTGGCATCCTGGGCAGTGTGGCGATTCAGGCTTGCGCTGATTGCATGATCATGTTGTCAAAAAATCATGAAAAGGAAAAGACCGATAAAACAAATGAAGCTTTGCCGGATGGCTTTTTAACAATCACAGGGCGTGACATGGGATCACAGCGTTATAATCTGGAATTTGATTCGGAGTTGATGAAGTGGGCGGCTGTCGATAAAAATGAAAAAGTATCCAAAAACACCAACTGGCTACAAATTACCCAATCAATAAAGACCAGAATGTTAGGCCCGAAAGAAATCAGCAAGGAAACAAAAATAAATAACTCAACAGTAAAATCATGTTTGGGCAGAATGTTGAAGCAAGAAATTGTTATCAGTAAAGACGGCAAATACGGCTTACCCGGCGTTATTTATGAGGAGGATGCGGGGAGATGGTGATTTCGGTTGACCCCTTATACACCTGTGCGTCCGTGCGCAAAAAAGATGATTTAAGTAATTGTATTTACACAGAAAATGAACGGATGCAGGGGGGGTCAACCGCTAAGACCGTAAGTGCGTCCGCGGATGCACGGGATGCACTTTTAGGCATCAAGGTTGCAGGGGGGGTCAACCGCATGATTGTTAAAAAAAAACACATACCTATATGCTCCCAAGCACACACGGGACGCACTTATATGTATATATAAAAAAAAAATATATATATATTTATATAAAAGGAGAGATAAGAAAAACATTGAATAAAATCAAATACTTAGAAAAAAATGTAATAAAATCAATAATTTATAAACGGTTGCAATACTATTGACAAATGCAAATAAATGCACTAATTATGTGAAACTTAAATAAACGGAGGTATTGAGATGAAAGAAATAAAAATCAACACCGAAACAATGTATTTTTCATTACAAGAAATTATGGATTATTTAGGAATTACTGAAAAAATGATAATAAAAAGCATTAAATGTAAAGGTAAACCACCAAAAAAAGAAGTAATAGTAAACAAAAATTGGCAGGATATAATTGACATACTGGGGGGAAAGGGGGACATGACGCCAGTAAACATAAGCAAAAACACAGGAATAAATCTTTACACTGTAAGATCATGTTTATTTAGAATGGTAAGAAAAAAAATAGTCGAAAGTAATCGCGGTGTTTATTCATTGTGTGTTTTAAAAAACACAATTATGGATGATCAAAAACGAACGTCGCAGAGGTTGCAAAAATGACTATACCAGAACTAATAGACGTTGAGTGCCAGAACCTTGCCGAAATGCTCAAGGCAAAAAACAGGGCATACGGAAACTCGTTTGCCGATCCAATGAGGATATTTAGCAAGTCCACTCCTGAAGAAGCCCTACTCATTCGGATTGACGACAAGCTGTCGCGGATTGCCAGAGGCCAGGACGCCGGGGAAGATACGATTTTGGATTTGATCGGCTATCTTGTGCTTTTGAGGGTGTTGCATAGGGCAGGGGATAAAAGTTGACCCACGAACCACGCAGGCGATCAAAATATTGTTGACATAGTAAGAGGATTTGCGCATATATCATAAGAGCGCGATAGAATGTGAACACCAGAAGGGATACAGGGAGCCAAAGGCCTGTTGGGAGGTTTTATAAAACATCGCGAGAGTACGCTGCGGGGAAAGTAAAACTATCTGCGGGCGAAGTTGGAAAAAAAGGAACGGCGGGAAAATAAACTGGCTGCGGTGAATGTGTGAGGGGGTGAAATGGCGGTATCGACGGGGCGCGACGAAATAGTCGCGTACTGCAAAGAGGTTTTCGGCATTACGTCATGGCAATCCGTGAGAGTGTGGCGGATAAGGTGGTCTTTCCCGATCAGATATCTGCCAAACGGGAAGCCGTTTCTGGTACACAGCGAGGCACGAAGGTGGGCAATCAAGTTTGATGAATTTAGGCGAAAAGGGAAACGCAATGTATAGCCCTTTCATAGCCCTTTCATATCTTCCAATTTGTTTGGGTTTTGGTAAACTGGAATCGTAATGGATAAAAAAACAACAGCGGAGCTAGCGGCAAAAGCCGCGCAAATCGCAATGGAGGAAACGGCGAAGGAATGCAAAAAGGCGGGGCTTACAAAATCGAAAGTCTTGAAGCGGATCAAAGAAGGCCTGGACGCTCACATCGTAAAGGCGACATACGACAAGGATATGTCCGGTT